GCAAGCCGCTGCTTGAGCAGTCCGGTCGTCCTCCATGTTCTTGCGGTGGTAATGCGGAGCATCTTGTTTACCCCAGTTGGCAGCACACCGGCGAGCAGCAACACTCAGCGCATGGTCATACTCCCATGGGTGTAGATCAACCAGTTTCATACTTTCATAAACTCCAATACTTCGAACGGAAACTTCTTGCCGCGTGTCATTTGCGTGGGCCATGCGCGAAGGTCTCGAGCACCACGGAAATGATTTACGTCGTAAACAAAATCGTGAGGGCGAACGGGGTCTGGCTGTAACGCGAGTCCAAACTCTGGCCAACGTGACCAGACAGCGGATCCAAACGGACGTAACTCGCGAGAGGTTTGTGATGCTCCAAGTGGAGCGTGGTGTTCCAGCCAGAGCGCACAGTTGTAGGTTGACCGTATGCGGTCGAGATATTTTGCGACTTCGATTGCAACCGCTTCAGAAGTTTTAGTACCGGGGTCGAGAAATGCTTTGTAGAGGGGTCCCATTACTAGGATTTCTGGCTCGACTGCCTCGATGTGTTGTTCCAAGATCATTCGGTCTTGCACCGATAGCAGGTTCAGGCCGTCCGGCTTGATAACAAGATGGTTGTCACCTTTGCGTTCGTAACCCATTGACTTTGCTGCTCCGACGATTTTGTCGGACGTTCGTTTGATGATTCGCTCAGGGTTCTCTAGGTCAACGGTGAGCGTGCGTACACGTGGCATGCGTTGAAAAGTGAATGGGTGAACTCCGTATCCTGAGCAGATCGCCACTTGACGGGCAAGCATGGTTTTGCCAACACCTTCAGCGGCTACGACCATTACTCGTTCTTGTTTTTCCAATAGTCCGGGTAGGAGCCATTCATACGAATCGTCAGTTTCCTCCATGACGAAGTCATCCCAGTTCACCAGTCGGCCCGGATCTGGCTGCGAGAACTCTTGGCCTTGTGATAAGGCGATGTCAGCGATTTTTAGAAGAATGTGTTTTGGGTTTTTATCTGACGTGAGCAGATGGGCGATGTCGAGGATTGCTTTTTCTTGCGGAGTGTGCTCGACAAGTTCTGGCTCGTCACCGTCTTCTTCCTGTTCTTCTGGCTCGATTGTTTGGCCAGCAAACTCAGAGATCAGGGTTTCGTATGGGATCTGTTCGAGGTCGGTGGTTGACCCACCCGCTTGCAGGTGGTCGTAAATGTCTTTTTGAGTTTGGCTTCGCCAAATCGCTACGTCCGAACCGGCTTGAGTGAGGATGCCTGCGACAAGGTGTGCATGTCGGCGTCCGGGCTCGTCGTTGTCGACGATAACGTCCACGATTGCTCCAGCGAGAGCCTCAGTGTGTATGTCGAGCCATTTACCTGCCCCTCCGGGCATAGTTGTGGCACAAGCACCCATTGAGATGAGAGCGTCTGCATCTTTCTCTCCTTCCACGAGAAAGATTGGTTCTCCGTTTGCTTTTGCCTCTAAGACGGCGGGCAGGTTATATAACACCTTTGGGGTGTCTCCAAGGCTGTATGTCCAGCCCCCAGATCCGTCGGGCTTGCGTTGGCGGAAAGTCTTTTTGCCATCGGGTTCGGTGTATCGAACTTTCTCAAAAAGCAGGGTTCCGTCGGCGTCGCGGTATTCGTATTTTGCGACGAACTTGAGTTTTGGACGTTCCTGTTTTGGATAATCGATTGATGCAGTTTGCGTCTTGTCAGATGGTGGCATTAAATCTGAAAGTTGCAAACCGATAGCCGAGCAGATTTCAGCGGCACCACATCCGTTGTTCCTGTGACAGAACATGACGATTTTTCCATCGGAATTTTCTTTAACGGAAAGTGATGGGTTGCGGTCATCTTGACGGCATGGGCATCGTGCTTCCCATCCGTTCGCAGATTTTACGACGCCGTCTAGTTTCGACAGGAGAGTTTCGGTGTGGCCATACATCAGCCTTTCACCGCAGATACGTTACGTACCCCTTTTCCGGGAACAGAGATAAACGCATTGTTCGAGCATTCGATGCCACGCTTCGCTCGAAGAACCGCTCGTGGGTATTCTGGCATACCTCCCCACACGCCTAGAGGTTCGTGATGCAGGCTCCACTCAAGACACTGTTCTTTGTATTCGCATGAATTGCAGATTTCGATCGCTTTTTCACGGTTCTGTCGCATCGCTGCGATTGAACCATTTCGTCTTGGATCAAAATGCGGAAACCACCAAGACACTGGCATTTCGTAGCATGCACCGGCGCCGGCTGGTACCGGCTCAACCTTACTGTTCATCGTTCTCCCACTAACCGGAATATGTCTTCCCCAGAGAGGAACACCAGTCCACCGTTGTAGACGAGTGTGCCTTCTGGCCCAATTGCAACGTGTATGTCGACTGCTTCGACTGGCACACCGAATCTTTTGGCGATGATGCTGGCTGTCTTTGCGAGTCGTATTTCATCTTGGCCTGCATCGTGTCCAATGTCAACAGGATTCTCGTTAACTATTAGTAAATCTTCGAGTTCCGCTTCTTTTTCGGAGATGCGCAAGCACATCACACAGCCGAGGCGTGGGGCCGACGACGCTCTTGGGCGCGACTCGACATGGCCGCACTCGAGATGATGCAGGTACCGCACTTTTCCCCATGCGCCAACCCGTTCGATGTTTGTAACTTTTTTGCGAGGTGAGCGGCGATGTTCTGTTGTCATTTATGCGGCTCGGGATTTTCGATTACAGGCCTGTTCCAGTACACGGACCAATCAGCATTTGGGTCAACCGTTGGGTCAACGGGCCCGAGGTTCATGCTTACAACGAGACGAGACGTATCGGATTTGTTGCGAGACGTCATGTGTTGGATGTATGAGTTGAAAATGACACACGTTCCGACTTCCGGTTTCACACTTGCGGTGCCGCTCATCATGTTGCAGTAGTCGTAGTTGAAAACGAGTTCTGCGGAGCCCTCGGGCACTTGCGGATAATAAGTGACGCTGTAGTACTCGTGGGGATGTACGTGAAGATTGGAGTGGTGTGAGTGGGCGATGACACTCTGATTGTATTCGAGGTCAACAGCCCACATATCGTGGATCTCGTAGTCTCTGCCTGTTAGATGATGGAGGCGCGCTTTTACGGCTGTTTCCAGTTTTGTAACTTCCGGTGTGATCGGCATTACCAAATCTTCAAATTGAACGAACCCACGCGAAATTACGCCATAATCAGGGCATTCCTGATCGATGGTTTGAGCGTAATTGTGGATATCCGACGAGATTTGTTTTGGGTTGACCTCATCAATTTTTCCTACCCAAACACCAAGTTCAATAAGCGATATTCGTTCGAGTTGCATAATTGTTTTATTCGTAAAAGAACTCACCAGTCTCTAGAGCAGTCGGAGGTTTATCTTTGAGCCAAACATTGATTACCATGACCTGACGTTTTCCTGAAAGTGTCTTCGTTGTTTCATGTAGGCGGTGACCGGCGTCGAATACGACTAGGCGATTCGGCTGGTACTTAATTCGCTCACGTTCTTCAATGGGTGACATCATCGGGTCAAGTAAATTGCGTTCTAAAACGCCTCTTCCTTCTTTGAGGATATTGTCGTGAAGTTCAAGAAATCCGCCTGTTGCTTCGGATGGCCCATACCAAACACATCCGATGATGGGGCCACGAAATATTTGCGATTTCTGGTACAAGAACGTGTCTTCATCGCAGTGCACAGCCAAAAATTGTCCGGGTAGAAACGTTCGTGTCCAGTATTCGAAGCCGACGACGTCATCAATGTCGCATGGGAGCAAGCCCGGGGTCGACCAAATTTCTTGAATTACTTTTTTGCGAGTTGTGTCTGCGGGCGAATTATGCCATCCATCCCAAAACATGTATGGGGCGTAGCAGTCACATTCTTCGTCATGAAATTCGTTCAGGTATTCGCCAATGTTGATTCCTTCCATTTCTGGCGGAAAGAAACCTTCATCGAGGCGAACTGCTTCGAATAACTCTGGATTGATGAAATTGTCTCGAACTTCGAGTGCCATCAGGCCTGCCCTACGCGGTTATTTTTTGAAGACCGCCACGAGACGCGAGCGCCAAGATGGCTTCTCGACGACAATATCAATCTTTTCGGCTGTGGTCTCAACCGGAGCAGGAGCAGGTGCTGGTGCTTCCGTGAACTGTTTTGCTTCAGTGTTGTTCCCAGCGTATGGGCCAGTTGCCTGAGCGCGCTTCCTCGGTGCTGCATTGGCAGGTGCCTTCTTTGCAGGTGCCTTCTTTGCGGGTGCCTTCTTTGCTGCGGATTTCTTAGCAGCAGCGGTCTTCTTTCCTGAGGCTGGCGCCGTTTTCTTGGCGGGTGCCTTTTTCGCTGGGGTTTTCTTTGCCGGTTTCTTGCTTGCCATTGATTTCTCCCTTGATTTTGGCGTGCGTGGACTATTGTAGCCAGTCGTGGACCAATATCCAGACATATATTCCAAGGTTGCGCTTTCGCTGACTTCTGCCCAGATCGCGAAAGAAGTTCTCATTGCTGATGAGGGTGTTGGTAAGGATATCCCATTCAATTTCTTTGGGTGGGTAGGAGACGAACTTGCTCTTGTTGTCCAATTAACTCGTGAATTCATGAAGAAGGATTTGCAAGAACGATTCGAGATGTGTCTTGGCGCTTTACACGCAATGAGGTATTTTTGGGGTTGTGACGAGGTTACGTTTGTGGCCGAAGGATTTCATTCTCAAACTCCGGAGATGACGGCGGGGAAGAATCTTGCCGCATTATTTGCCGATGGCAATAAAAACGTAAGGGAATGCGTGACTGTGACTCACGTTTCACTCGGCGTAGATGATTCTCCTAATGTAATGTTAATAAGTGCGCCATATAGTTATATTAATAAAGAACACATCTGGTGGGAAGATAATGTCGCATACACGCAAGGTGCCGCTTCGGTGTTGCGCGAGGCAATCATCCCCGCTATGATCGCAGCAACTCTCAGGGGGCCGTGTTCGGATGAAGACGAAACCCTCGGTGAGGATCCAATCACGATGCTGAATGCCGCTGGCTTCAATGTCCAAGAGTTCTAACGCTATGAGGGGTACAATTAAGGGATGATCGGATACAACTCTTTCGGACGAAATGACGGAGTGATCCGCATTGATGGTCTGGAAGTTGGCTTTTCTGCTGCAAGCAGGGAGCCATGTCCGGTATGTGGCCACCCTACTGGTGACTGCAAAGGAGATCTTCAGCCACCAGAACATGTGGCCGGATACAACCAGATCGAATCCTTGGTTGAGTCTCAAACCTTTCTGCTCGAGGAAGATGTGTGGGAGGAGAAAAAAATTACTCCGTTCACCGTCGCTAAAGTCCTTAAATATCCGGCAGGAAAACACATTCCTCTCGAAGAAGCAAGAAATCTCGGATTGGCTTAACGCTTTCAGTATTTGTCGGTCAGATACAATCGACAAACGGGGATTTACTACCCGTCATAACCGCACAAAATACTTCGAAAGAGGCCCCAAATGACCCTGCTTGAACAGTCGTTCCTAGATTCGTACGCCCAAAAAACACCTCCGTGGGGCTTTAATGGAATGGGCGAGATTGTCTATCTGCGTACCTACAGCCGTCCGAAAGATGACGGAACGATTGAAACTTGGCCAGAAACAATCGCTCGAGTCATTGAGGGCGCTGGAGAGATCGGTGTTCCTTACACCAAGAAGCAGGCCGAGACATTGTTCGATCACATGTTCAATTTGCGGTGTTCATTTTCGGGTCGTGCGTTGTGGCAGTTGGGTACCCCGTTGGTTCAGCAGTTCAACGCTGCTTCCCTGAATAACTGTTACTTCGTCAACATTGAAAAGGTTGAGGACTTCGAATTCCTGTTCGATCACCTCATGCTCGGTGGTGGCGTCGGGTTCTCGGTGGAACGCGCAAAAATTCACGAGTTGCCAAAGGTCAAGTCGGGTGTTGCTATCTCTCATGAGAAGACGAATGACGCCGACATCATTGTCCCCGACTCGCGTCAGGGGTGGTCGCGTCTGGTTCATTCCGTTTTGAAGTCGTACTTCTACACGGGCAAGTCGTTCTCGTATTCAACGATTCTCATCCGCGAGTACGGTGCACCACTCAAGACGTTTGGTGGCACGGCATCAGGTCCGGGTGCGTTGATCGACGGCATCGAGGATATCTGCAAGGTCATGGATGCTCGCGTTGGCAAGAAGTTGCGTTCCGTTGATGTCCTCGACATTTGCAACATCATTGGGCGTATTGTGGTTTCTGGTTCATCGCGACGTTCCGCTCAAATCGCGATCGGAGACCCGGATGATGTTCTCTTCCTTCGGGCAAAGAACTGGTCTGCCGGCAACGTGCCCGCATGGCGCGCAAACTCCAACAACTCGATTTACGCTGACGCGTGGGAAGAAATTGTGCCCGAGGTGTGGAAGGGTTACGACGGCTCAGGGGAACCATACGGTCTTGTCAACCGAAAGTTGGCACGCAAGTTTGGTCGTCTGGGACACAAGAAGGCAGACCCGAGCATTGAGGGTTATAACCCGTGTGCTGAAATTGCTCTTGGCGACGGGGAGTCGTGCAACCTTTCGACGATCTTCCTTCCAAATATCGAGTCGCTTGCTCAGTTCCGGGAAATTTCAGAACTGCTCTACATGACTCAGAAGCAGATCACGCGTCTGTCATATCCTTACGAGAAGACTACGAAGATCGTTTCGAAGAACGCTCGTCTTGGTCAGTCGGTGACGGGCATTCTTCAGGCATCGGAAAAGCAGATTTCGTGGCTCGATCCGGTGTACGAGTATCTGGAAGGTCTCGATGAGAAGTATTCGGCGGAGCATGGTTTCCCGAAGTCGATTCGTCTGACTACTGTTCAGCCTTCTGGAACGTTGGCTCTGCTACCGGGTGTGACTCCGGGTGTTCATCCTGCGTATGCTCGTCATTACATTCGTCGTGTTCGATTTGGCTCTTCAGATCCGTTGGTTGATGCTTGCCGTCGGCGCGGCTACCCAGTCAAGTGGGACGTGGGCATCGATGGACGCGAAGATCGCACTCGCTATGTTGTTGAGTTCCCATGTGAATCGCCAGAGGGTTCAGTACTTGCTGCTGACATGACTGCTATTGACCAGTTGGAATGGGTTAAGAAGATGCAGACCGTCTGGGCAGACAACGCTGTGTCCGTAACCGTCTACTATCGAATTGAAGAACTTGACGACATCCGTGAGTGGCTGTCGAAGAATTACACCGACGGTGTCAAGTCTGTCTCGTTCCTTCTGCACTCGGATCACAACTTCCCGCTTCCGCCTTACGAGGAATGTACTGAAGATGAGTACAAGAAGATGTTGGAAAAGATTGACTTCTCGGTTCCCTTGGTGCAGTCAATCTTCTCGGAGGACGTCGTTATGGATGACTGCGCTACGGGCGCATGTCCAATCAAGTGATGGTGTTGCCCCTGTGGGCGTCCTTCACCATGTTGATTTTGGTCTGTGCGTTGGCGAGGAGCAAACCCTCGTCACCACAGACCCAACATGTTTCTCTGTCCACCCAGTAAACATCACATGGGTAACATCCGTAAACATCGGATGTCCATGGCATAAGTGAGACGATTTTTACGTTTTCTCGTAGCCGTTTGATGAGCATTGCCTTTGCTGGGGTCCCATCTAGGTTCCAGTAATGGTCGTTAGAATTCACCCACCATCCGGGCGAATCCGACATGATTATCGTGCTCCACCAAAGTATTCGACAGCGTGACCGGAGTCAACTAACTGTTCGTTAAGAGAGAACTCACACTTTTCGTCTGGGTAGATATTGGCGAGAAGGCGACCATACTTGCCTTTGCCATCCTTCATGGTTTGAACAAAACACTCTTTATTCCAATTAAACCAGTCTTCCACGTAGGCTTTAGCGGCAAGACCTTTTTCTTTTTCAGCAAGGTCTTTTGTTCGGCTCTCGGGAGTGTTGATTCCATAAAGACGACAACGGACTTTGTGGTGGATATCAAATCCAAGGTCAATGGTTAGGTCGACGGTGTCTCCGTCAACAACACGGTCAAGCCGTGCCCGATAGGTGTACAGAGTCATCATTCGTCGGTCATCTTTTCTTTTCTACGGCGATGGATGCGCACGTGCCGATGTTCATCAACAACAAGTTCCTCGAGGTCTTCTGGTCCACCCCTGAAGTCTCGACCAATCCGTTTGTATTCATCCCAATAATCGTTGTCGGCGTTGCTGTTCTTTGCCATATTAAACATTGTACATATAAAGGAAAATCCCCCGGGGACTAACCCGGGGGACGTTCCTACGGCTCTAGGCCGTTAGTTGTTGATCCGAGGATCAGGGAGCCTCGGGAGCGCCGTCGAAGGAAACCTTCACGAAGGCCTCCGGACGCTTGACCGCGAGGGCCAGACGCTGCTCGGCGAGCACCACGATCGCGTTGCGAACGAAGAAGTCCGAGTGCTGCTCGGAGATCCGGATGTTCGCCTGCTCGCGGTCGTACAACTGGGCGCCGGTACCGAACGCACCGACGAGAGCGGTGCCCTCGGCGATAGCGGGGGTCTCGACGACCGGGAGACGCCAGACGCGCGGCTCGCCACCCATCGCGACCGAAACCGCGACGAGGTACTGACCGTTGCTGTCCTTCGTCAACTCGATGTCCTCCCAGTCGTTCGGGTGAAGAACGACGCCGGTCGGCTCGTAGTAGGCGAGGAACGAAAGCGTGGCGGCGCGACGAATCGCGTCAGCCTTCGTGTCCGGAACCGGGCTGAGCGCACCGTCGGACCAGTCGTAGGTCTGGATACCAGTGGTGTTGAGAACACCAGTGAGGTTCTCACCAGTTCCGTCACCAGAGAGGATCTGAGCGTCTTCCTGAAGACGGAGGCCGTACATCAACTCGTTGTCGATGATCGAACGCAACTGCGGCTCGTCGGCGAGGACGTTACGGTGAGCGGCCTCCCAGTGAGCGATGGTGCGAACGGGAGCCTGAGCGCCCTCAAAGGTCATCGTCGACTGCGGCTTCGCAGCGAACGTCTCGGGGGTGCCACCACGCTCAGCGACGGTCGCCGCGTTGTTGGTGAATCCGGTCATGCGGAAGTACTCGATGATCGCAGCCGAAGTGGTGCGGGTCGGGAACAGGTCGCGGACGCGCTTGGTGCGCTGCGGCGGGATCACAATCGGATCGCGCTGGATCGAACCAAACTGACCCGGGGTGCCGGAAGGCATCGCCGAGTAGATGTCCTTAACGCCGTAACCGCTGGTGGTCAGCGAGCCAGAGTACTGGAATGGCGACGGCATGTTCGCGCCGTTACGGCCACCCTGAAGGCTCTTGAACTCGTCGGAAGCGAGGAATTCCTCACCGATCGACTTGAACTGAGCGCGAGCCTCGCGGAGGCCCTCGCCAGCAGCAGCGGCAGCAGCGACGGACTCAACCGACTCTGCACTCCACGACTGAACTTCGCTGAAGTCCTGAAGGCCGGCGATCAGTGACTTGATCTCCTTGATGTCCTTCATGTTCGCGTCGAACGCGGACTTCTGGTCATTTTCGACGACGACGACGCCGTCCTCAATTTTGAACGAGTCGGCAATGGCCTTGTTCTCGTCCATCTTGCTCTGGAGCGCGGTCTGCAACTCCGTAATGCGGCTTGAATCTGCCATGATGGGTCTTCTCCTTGGAAGAATTACGTGATGGATGGTTTACAAGGCCTACGTAAGCACGCGCCCTTACCTATAAGGTACAACATCACTAGCCCCAAATAAGGCAAATAACACTATTTTTTTAAGGGCATTACATAAGGCCCTTATCTAGTTAACTACTTGACTTACTATCCCAGTAGTTCTTGACGTACTCGGCTCCGGTCGGACTAAAGAAATCATTGAAAGCATCAATATCATTGATGTTGTAATTTCCGTCTTTGGTGCGCTTAGCAATCAGAACGGGTGTGTCTCCGCTGTTATCCCACAAGAAGAATTCATCAAATAATCCGGATGTAATTTGACGAGGAACAATCGGCTGTAGTTCACGACCAATCTGGCTCCCAAACCATTCCGGGATTATCGCTCCACCATTCTGCCTATTGTCAGCATTTCGCTGAACAATCCGGCGATCTGCTTCGTCACCGGGAATATGAACAAAGTGCCCAACAGTTGCATATCCATTTTGACGAGCCATTTGAAGGTGCTCAGTCCTCTTGCCAGTACCCTGAACGACCATATCGGTTTTTTCCTCAGCCGCTGCTTTCATGGCGTGATCGGTAACTCGTCGTGAAGAATCGTGAACGGCACCAGCACCACGGCCATTATCCCAGCCAACCAAACCGGCCTTAATCTCATCAGGGTCAATATGTGCAGCAGCATCAGGCCCCGGTATCCCAAATCTGTCATTTCGGGTGAGAGTTGACTTCCCCGCACCAGTTGTTCCGCCAATGAAATAGAGGGTTCTATCCTCTTTTCCACGATGCTCTGGCATGACTTGTTGCATGATTCGACTCACTTGAGCACGACCACCGGACCCGGTTTGCTGCGAACGAAGCCCAGAAACACGTAATTTCCGGTGTTTTTCTCTCGCTTCCTGCGACGCTGCTCTTTGAATGTTTTTTGGTGCCTCGGACATCCAACCGGGCTCCATCTCAATGAGGTCTTTCCATGTTTTCGACTTACCGACACCCTTGGGGATTGCTGGTCTAGCAAAAGCGGTGCCATCTTGCACCATCCCGTCGTTGTCACCATCCGTGGCATTGGCATCGAAAACAGCAGCAGCCTGACGGATTTTCCTGCCGAGCGCTTTCCCGTGAAGTTCTTCAAATAGGGAAATTTTACGCTTGTAGCGACCGCGCTTGCGTTCTTCTTCAACGATTCGACGCGCTTCTTGCCGTCGCATTCGTTCTATGTATCGACGGCCAAGGGCGGTGCTTCCTGTGCGTCGCGCATAGTCGGTGATGTTTGAACACGGAGTCCATACGACTTGACCGCCAGTGGAACGACGTCGTGCAACTCCGATACATCCCAGTTGTCGCGCCCTTCGACGTGCTGAGTTGATGTCGGTAAAAACATCTTCTTCTCCGTCACGGGGGATTGCTGATGCAACTTTTCCAGCGACAGCGCCCGAAACGAGCCCGCCGCCAGTGATTGTGTCGATTGAAACAACGCCACGTTCACCGAGTTTTTCCCAGTTCTTTTTATTTTTCTTTTTGCGGCGTTTGCCTTTTCGTTCGCGAACACTTTGGAATTCACGAACACGAGAAAGAACGGATTTTTCTTCTTGCTCGGACTCTTCTTCGGCTTCTAAACGCTCGTACTCTTCATGGGTGGAGCATGCCATCCAGCCGCCGTCAGGATGTTTGTGTGCACCAGTGCATCCCAATTCTTTAGCGCGTCGGAGTGCTCGCGCTTTCCCGGCGGCCCCTTTATTCATCAGTCTTTATATGCTGATGGTGGTCCGATGGGCTTTACGTCACGCATGGAGATGCCGTCATTCTTTGCGGCCGCTTTCTGGGCGCCAACAAAATCCCTACCATAACGCTGTTTGTAGAGTTTGGCCTCGTCAAGGTCATCTTCCCATTTCGCCATAAGTGTTGAGAATGGTCGATCTTCGATTGCGTCGCTTTCACGAATTTGTTCAGAGATTTTCACGCTGTAGGCCATGACTTCTTCGCGATACTCGTTGTGTTTTTCAAGATTGATTGAAAATGGCGGGTAGTCGGTCAAGTCCATCAACTCGTTAAACCGGTCGGTGAATTGCTGTCGACGCTCTACCTCTTGCAGATCTTCGCCCCATTCGTTAGTTGTATCACTCATGTCAATAGTTTACCCTTCATTGAGGCCATCTACAATTGTCTTTGCTGCTCCGCCGCTGAGCGGTTCGGCGACGTCAAGCACAGCAACACTGCCTCGGTTGTGAACAAGGAACACGCCCTCGTTTGAGGTGACGTAGTCGTAGCCGAGGATTGGAGCCCAATATCCCTCTCCGCCTGACCATTGCGCCTGCCTCGATTGGCCGAGCATATATTGAATGGCATTCCACGTATTTTCACGCTTTGTGTCATTCGGGGTCATGCCCTTGTACCTGTCGAGCAATTGGCGAGCCACTTGGATGATTTCATTATCTTTTTCGAGGAGACCTTCGAGACCATTGGAGCGGAGTCGTTCCATTACTTGATCAACGAAGTTTGCAGGGTCTTCACCTTGTGCAACTCCATCACCTAGTTCATCGATGAGATCTTGGATTTCCTTCATTGCTGGCCAAGATTCATCTGATAATCCCTTGAGTTTATTCCTCTGGATCCTTTTGCCTTCTGGGTCAATGAAGGCAAGCATGCCAGAACCGTAACCTCCCCAGTGCCCACTCCCCGGAGCAGCCCAGTATTCGCCAACGCCATGTGCTCGTAGATTAGTTTCGCCGGGCGTGAAACGGTCCAAGTCTTCCTTGTACGAATCTGTGTTTGCTTGTGCTTGAGTTCCCAGTCTGTCAACTCCTCGGTGTAGAACCTGCCAACCCGCATCGCTGAGGGCCTGCATCTCGTCCGCAGAAATGAGTTCGGGGCGTTGGTTGAATCCTCCGTTTTGCCAAAGGTCTCGAAGGACGCTGTCGCGAACGTCTGATGAGAGTTCACCTTTTTGACGTTTATCAATATTTGATCCGACGAAGGCAAGGTAATCAACGTACTTGTCATTGACTTCTGGAGCGCCTTCTTTTGTACGGGCCAATGGGTGATTTTTCTTCTTTTCGTCAAAGATTTTACGGATCGCTCTTTCGTCGCGTTCTCCTTTAAATCTGCGTCGTGCTCGACGAAGTTGACGAGCCAGTTTGCGTCGAGCATTTTGCGTTGCAGAAACGTCAGCCTCTTGACCGCGAACAAGGCCTCCCCGACGAATCGCTTGTGCTCGTTGACGACGAGCCGCCCGACGCTGTAGTCGTTCAACATTCGGTGTGATAATGCGGTCAGCGAAAGGCCGCTTCCTTTTCGGTTTCCGATTCTTACCGGCGCTACGACCACTGGCTGTACGGGCTTGATCACCGAAGAACGTTGACGGACCATCAGCCTTCAGTGCACGAACACCCGGAATGCTTGAATCTTCACCCCGAGCGTCCTTGATGATCTTGGCACGACTTGCCGGATGCAGGTGCTCCAGCGCTTCGTAGTTGTCGCTTTCCTTCATGTTGCGCAACGTCTTGATGTCGTCCAAAGTTTTCTGCCACTTTACGTGGGTTTCCTCCGTGATTTTTTCATCGCGAAGCAGATCGTCAATTTCTCGTTGCGCCAATGGGATGATGTTTCGAGCAAGCGGTTTGTTGTAATTCCGCACAACGTTGCCGTCCTCGTCGATTTCGTCGAAATCGCCATCATCTATCATCTTGTTGCGGAACTTTCGCATTCTCGCATCCTGAGTGAGATTCCGCATCAACTGAACTTCACGCGCCTGTGCAAATTGCTTGAACAAATCGCGTTGGTTGTCATCCAATTGTTCCCAGATTTTTCCGTCGCTTTCACCTCTTGCGACACCGGGCTTTCCAAGTTTGCGCAGTTGGCCCGAGCGGAGGCTTCGTCCGGTTGTGGTGGGCGTTGCTACTCTTTCCGTTGAGGCAGTACGAGTGCGAGCACGAGACGTTGCGGAACGCAATCCAGTCGCGCCGGTGCTAGTTGAAGGAATTACTCCGATTCGACCAGTGCCGCGCTTATCGCCGGGTTTCTTGGCGTTTGCTTCCATGTCGTCCCATGCGGTGTCGCCAAAAATGGTGCGCAGGAAACGTTTCGCCATGTTTTCAGGACGTTGTGGCGTGTCCTTGCCGGGGTGTACGTGAATGAAGCCGGCTGCCTGATTTTCGCGGGCTGGTTTGAATTTGCCCCACTGATTACGGACGCTGTCGGGCTGGTCAAGTGTCCAGTCGGACATGCGGTCGGGTAGGAAAATCCTAACTCTGCCACTGGTGTCAGGCTTGTCGTCCCAAACGAATCCGTTGGCAGCAAGTGTTTGGAAGAACTTCCTGTTTGCCTTCATGGCTTTGGGGACGGTTGTTCCTACACCGGTCAATTCGGCATTTCTGTTGGCGGTGTCACCGGTCCTGCTGCGCAGTCCGCTCCGATCACGTGCCGGTGGTTCTGGGACAACTCGGCCAGAGCGCTCCCGGACTGCACGACGTGGTGGACCACCATCAGCGTTCGGGGTGTTAATGATGCGGTTTTGACGTGCACGACCAGAACGACTTGTCTCGGGAACAAATCGTTCATTTCGCAACCTGTTGATGAGATCGGGGTCGATACGAGGGTAGTCCTCGTCATCCCCGCGTCGACTTCTTGACCGAAGGCCATCACCGCCCGGTGCGCGGACATTGATAAGGTCCAAAGAGTCTTCCCATGTTTCGTTTTCGAAACTGAGAACGACACCATCAGGCGTGTAAACAGTCAACTCATCATTACCACCGAGCGTTTCACCCGGATCATTGAAGTTGCTTTCGGTGTAATCGCGTGCGGTTCGAAGTTCAAAGAAAGAACCAGCAAGCGGCCCCTCATCGAGTTGGCCTTCGATCCAATCCTCGCTTGAGTAACGGCGCTGACCAAAAATGCTGCCGGTAGGGCTGGATGAGCCACGGCGCGAGGTCAGACCTTCAATCTCGAGATCATCAATGTCGGTATATTCGAAATCTTCCGGGTTAAAGGTTCTCAGCCAGTCATTGATTTCTTTTTGATTGTCATCGTCGAAACCCATTTCACGCATGCGATCGGCAAGTTTTTGCTGTCGACTGTTACGCGCCGCTGTAAGCCTGTCCTGAATGCTTTCTCCATCACCCGTCCGGCTACGCATCCCGACATCTGGAGCAATTTCGCTTCTTGCCCGCTGCTGCGTTGGGGTTAAGCGAACGCCACGTCCACCAACTCTGACTGCTGGACGTTCCCAAGGTGTTCCTTCTTGAACAATTCCGTCCATGTCGCCATCGATTGCGTTCGGGTCGTATGGCTTGAAGGCGCGAGCCGCACGTCTGCCAATGCGCGCACCTCGACCGAGGCTACGCCCGATTGCTTTTTCCTCGATTCCAACCTGATATCCCGGATGATTTTCTAGGAAGGTTGATTTTGCGTCTCTGATATCCAACAGCGCACGTCGAAGATTGCCATGTCCACGAGCCACACTGGACATGTCTTCATTCAGGAAACTGTTATTGCTTGCAGACTTGAAGCCGACAGTTGTGTCGCTGATGCCGTATCTTTCAAGACGTGACTTCAGCATCACTGACGCTCTCGCAGAGTCGGAGAGGAAAGCGCGAATCTTGTAGTCAACTGCGGTTTGCAGGTCATCCATCAAAAATGCTGAAAGCGGCGTGTTTGAAACGGCAGGAAGGCTTGAATTAGCGTCTGTTTTGTGGAAAGACAGTTGCTTCAGTTGAGTTCTGTCTGGGAAACGAACAGTGTTGCCGTCAAGCATGTGTTCGACAAGGATTTCCTCGCTTTGAGTCAACGCATGGAATTCTCCGATTTTCACACCATAGGGAAGACCATCGTCAAGGGACTTAGTTTCGGCGTTGTTGTAAGATTCCGCCCACTTTTCGCCTACACCTGAAACACCTTTGCATTCGGTAAGCCCATTTTCACGGATGACAACGCCATAGTAAGACGAGCCGTTAACCATGTCCTTTACTAAAGCGTACTGTTTCACTTCTGACCTCCGAGAACACGCATCAAAACTTCCCTACTGTCGGTAAGTACATCAATACGTGTCTTAATAATTTTAGCAATAATGTTCAAGTGTGTCTTCTCCGCTGAGGAGAGTTCTCCATCTGCGTAGAGTTTGTCGCGGAATTTGGTGAAGTTAAATTCGCGTGCTTTCGCAATGAGTTTGTCGATCTCTTCTTGCATTTGTCGGCGCTGTTCAGCCTTCAAACTCTTATAGTATTTACTGTAAATGCTGTCGGGTTGCAATGCTTTCATGTCGCGAATCTTTTTCTGGGTACGTTCACGAATTTTGGCATCCGAAAGATCCACGAGTTCACTTTGGGCAAATGTCGCAATGAGCGACGACTCATCCCCCTTGTCGAAGATCGCAACCGTGTTGCTGGCGCGACTTTCTATATCCATAACCATGTCAGATACGAAAAGTTTTGCCACGTCGTCCACATCGAGGTCATTGAATGACTTCTCTTTGGAAAGCGCACCGTCGACGATCTCGGATTCCGGGGTCATGGACAAGTACTTGCGCTTCGATGATCCCTTACCGACAAATGCGATATCAACACCGTTGAGTCCGAGGTGGTCTTGGACTGCGGATGACATGGCTTGCGTAATGTGTTCGCCTGACTTGCCCGAAGTGCGCAGTGTGTAAACCCTGCCATCGGCAGCCTTGTACTTGTCAGTACCTGTCTTTTTGAAGAGATTCGTTTTACCAATCGCTTCTTGCAGGATTGTTGGGCGGATAGAGGAGATGTCTCCTCCGTCTCGAACTGTTTTTGCGGCGTCTCCAAGCGGATCGACAGTTTCTGAATCTTTCGATCTCGAAACTTTGCCTTTCCCGGAAAGGATTTTTTGAATCGTGCGACCGCCTCGTAGGCTCTCAACGAGATCGATGCCATCACCGGTCTCATCTGAAACGTATTTCAGGCGTGCAAGAGGGTCACTTTCGTTATCAACTTTCATCGCCGCGTTCACGGTGCGACCCAACTTGCGTCGCTCACCACGGGTCAATGAACGAACTTTTCGAATCTGAACGTAAGATCCGTCTTGAAAAACATACGTGACGTTGGTTACGCCTGTATTTGAAAGAAGCCCAAGTTCTTGGTCGCCAAGGTCTGCGCGATTCTTGGCAGTCAGAATAAATGTTGCATCAACCATGTCTCGGTTGTCTGGGATGGTTCGAAGAACTCGGGGTGTCACGACTGGCTCGAGAACATATCCGTCACGTCGGACGAGGCGAGTGGCGTTGATGTCTGGCTTGCCCATCGTTTTGATTACTTCAGCGGTGCTCTTATCGCGATCGGTTTTCTTCGTGGTGGCTGACACGCGCGGAATTTGTGCCGCACGAACGGCACGGTCACGATTCACTGTTCCTTGTGAGGCAATTGGCGTAGCGGCAGTTCGCGGTTGGGCTGGTCCTCGAGCGGCGGCTCTTTGCTGCTCACGAATTGCGCGAATTGTTGCGCCAAGGGGAGATGGAACATCGAACAACTGTTGCCCACATGTCGAGAATTCATTGTCAGTAAAACGACCACCGTACTGGAATCCTTCTGGACACCTAGAGGTTCGTCCCCGGCGACGTACACCACGCATACCACCGGGTTTGCCGGGAGTCAGGGCACGAGCAATTCCTGACCTGATTGGGCTGCGGTAAGGGGAAATATTTCCGGGGGTGGCAATGGTTCCGATTGCTTGGGCTGCTTGCCCCAGACGGCTACTTGACCCGATTGCGCCAACTCGTTTGACGTCATACTGGCGAATATTCCCGTTTCGTTTAGAAAGTGCTTTAAATTGCACGAGTTCTTCACGATTTGCGCGAGTTTGCCGGAGGTAACGAACGTTTTCTTTCTGTTCGAGTTTGGCGATGATCGTTCTTTTCACGCGAACACTTGGACACGCTTCACAATCAACTTCTTTTTCGTAAATGTATGAAGTGGCCATCAGTCACATCCGCAATCTTCGGTTTTCACGAATGTTGCCGAAATTTCATCGCCGTTTTCGTCGTCTCCGACGATTTCCCAGTTTTCGTAATCTCTGATATACGAGACGAAATCAGGTTCCATGTCCATGAAGTCTGACAAAACGGACATCGCATGCTTGAAATCTGTTTCGGTAACTACTTGATTATAGTCGAAATCTGTTTCAAGTTCTTTACGTTCAATAAAATCACCGTAGAACATGTCATCAACTTGATGATCAAAGATAGATTTCTTGTTCTTTTTGAAGCGTCGAGCCATCCTCTTGCTCCAGTCGGCATCAGACCAGTTCCGCTTCTTGAGTTTTCCTCTACAGTTTTTCATTCCGGGATGGTGACATCCCTCATTGGGCCAAAGACCGGTTGTCTCATGGTGCAGCCAAGCACAGATTCGTTCGAGTGGGTAAAGTTCTGGGTGGTCCGCAAGAATTACACGACACCTTCTGAATCCACCCGGCTTTTTCATGATGGGACGCCAATAGCGCAACAACCTCTCAAGGTTGCCGCGACGCGGTCCCCTGCCGCCAGTAATCGCCGTGACTCGTTCCTGTGGAAGGTCGAGGATTACATCTTGTGGGCCTTTGACTTCGATTTCATCCATGGTGTATCCAGTTTAGAATAGATAATGATGATGCTAGGAAACTTCTAGTTGTACTCGATTCGGTCCGAAATAGGTTGGAATCCGCTTATTTCGTTCTTTTGGAGGCAAGAGAACTGTCCGGAACTCGATCGTTGACCAAATTTCACGATCTCGATCGTCCCTAAAAGGATTGTTTGGGTTTACGCGCTTATTTGAATGGACATCAAGAAATTGCTCAAATTTTTCCATTCTTTTGTCAGCGAATGGATCCTTTCCATCTTCAGCCTCCCGAATCTTCCCAATCAGTTGATCACTGGATAGCGCAGTGAACATTTCACTGATTGGAAAACCGGTAGTTTTCTCGAGTTTTTTGTTCCATTCTTTCTGATTCATGACTTTGCCTTCTCTTTACCGTTTAACGCGAAGGGGAGTTCGGGCCACAGCCACGAAATCAATTTCTGCAATGCTTCATATGTTGGTTCAGATGGGTCAAGTTCGCGAATCCCGCCAGCCTGTTCATCCGCCATTTCTGCCACATTGCCGAATAGGGCTAAGGGGCCAAGTTCGGCGAGCAGTTCATAGTTGAGTCCATCGAAAACTCGACCCAACTGCGTGAAGTTAGTGATATATCCAGCGTACGAAGCATAAAGACCGCCACCCGACATTGCGGCATAGTTCTTAGCAAGATCGCGTTGCTGTGGGGTCAGGTCGTCCCATACGCCCAAGAGTAAGGCGAGGGTGTCAATGATTCTTCCTCGATCACGGTCCGTGCCGCTTGCTTTAACGCTTTCCCAAAGTTGCGATACTCCCCCTCGAATACTGGATTGAACGTATGCTTCACGCATGCTTTGATTTGCGATATTCCCAGTAAGGCCCAACCAAACAGCGGGAGCAATTTGTGTTTGGTTACTTGCCGCAATAGCAGCAAAATTCCTGATGCTGTCTGGATTACCTGATTGAAGCACTTCCGAGATTACTTCTCCAATGCGAATATTTGCCATAAGCAATGTTTTTACATCTTCTGAATCAAGGTCTGTATTTGGAATTCCATGTTCCAAGAGGAGCGGCCAATTCAGGGCAATGTCATCTTCGCTCTTACCAAAGTTAACTGCCTTCCGTCCAGCCCACGGAAGCCTATTCTGGTAACCATTTCCAGAACCCAAGTCGTTGACCAGATGCGCAAGTATGTTCATAGTCGAGTTGATTGATAAAGCGTCACCTTCTTCGAAGGTTGTATCTTGTGGATCGTTTGGCTTAGCAAGATTTTTCGGGATTTGCTTGTCATTAAGAAACGCGGAGAGTTTCTTTGAGACACGCAATGGTTCAGGGGCATTGGGTTGACCATCCGTGAGATCCGCATTGATCGCATCAAGCATGGTTGATTTCGCTCTTGGATCCATACTGGAACGAAGCATAAGATAATTCAAGACACGGTTGACTAATGCAACTGGCATGGCAATAGTTTCTGCCCAGAATTGATCGGCAAGAAGGGATGCTTTTTCTGGTGCTAAATCTGATATTGCTGTATACACCTCATCCAAGATCGCATCGGCGTCGGTTTTTTCGTCAGGCTGTAAACCGACTGACGCCAATGAATCTGTGAACGCTTTAAAATACATGCTTCCATGTGTCATTTCGTGGAATGCTGTTGAGCGAGCATGAAAACGACGAACAAACTCCTGCTTCTCATCGTCTGGCAAATCAGACCTCAATATGGACGCAATAATCTTGGTGTTCTCAAGTTGCAAACGTAAACGAGCATCCATTTGTTGCGCATCTCTAAATTTCGCTTCGGGAAATTCATCTTTGTAGGAGATCTCGATAAGCATTTTTCGGTTTCGAGGCAAATCTCGTGCTTTTCCAAGTCTGTCGATTTTGTTCGGCCCTTTGAAAGCAGCGGCGCCAGAAAACTCTTCGGATGGATCAACTTTAGTGAATTTCCAGTTTGCTTTCGTTAGGTCCGGATTCGACATAAGTGCCAAAAGAAACATGTAGCCATGTTCCCTAACCGTGTCTTTTAGTTCCTCATCAGGATCTGCGCTATTCAAGTATTCGGCAGTGCTGTCACCTGTAATGAAACCCGGATGAGCACGTTCAAACGCTTTACGCATATCGCCAACGGTCTTGATTCGCTTGCCGTCAGAGAAACGGCTTTCGATCATTTGGTCAACTTTCTCCATGCGGTCGATGTAAAATCGCGCTTTACGTTTTGCAAGTCGTTCACTGATCGATCCGCTTAGATAGTTCTGATAATTGCGCCTTTGTTGACTTCTAAGCGCGCGATAGTGCTCAACGTTGACTTCGGGTGGAGAAGGCTTATTCGGTTTCGTCACATTTGCACCGGTTATCCGACGAGCGAACTGTGTTCCTTCCTGAACCCAACCATCACCGTCAGCATCCAATGCGTCAGGGTCCCATCGGGCATTACGAACGAATCCACGAACACCCGCAGTAGCCCTTCCACCGAATCGATTTAGACTTCGACCCAGTGCTTTCTCGTGCTGCTCGCTCTCAACAAGCGCTTTGTAGGCATCTGCTCTCAGCGCTTTTTCCTCAACGGCTTTCGATCGCGCCGGATTCTTCTTTTTTGGTGGAGTGGTAAGCATTTGAACTCCACGCAACAGTTTGTCTGGCACATCTTGAACGCGATGGATAAAAATGTTTTCCCATCTTTTGCTGCTCTCTTTGGAACCATTCCAAAAGAAGTCAGTGAAGTCGGAGTCGTTGATGGGTTCTATGAGGCCTTTGCCAATGAGGGAGATAACGTTGACCGGAACAACGTTGTTTTCTTTATCGACAACGAACGCGTCAGTTTCTTTTCCGTCTAGGTCGTAGTAGACCGGGTTTTTTCTAACTTGACCAATTAGTACTGCTCTCATTCTTCAACCTCACGCAGCGCCATGATGTAGGTGTTTTTGTAAAGATCGATTACTTCACTGACTTGTGGCAGCGCAGTAAAGATCTGCTGGAGGTACGGTTCAACGTCGGGGTCTTTATCAAGCAGTTCACGAACAGCGCTGGTTTCCATGTACTTCAAGTACGTCTGGCTAGGCTGAAAACGGATGCCGTCATCTCCGGTGGTGACTCGTTTGCTATCCACTGATCGCTCCAAATTCTGTTTCCAACTTCTCAAGAACCCACTGTGTTCTTTCTTCCGGTGATAGGCCGATAGGAATGTCCATGTCGGCACCAAGCACTTTGGCGCGTTCCAAGAGGCGATCCCATGGTTTTGCCTCAGCCCACTCTTGACCCGTATACGTTGTGTCTTGCAGGATTGCTGCCGAGCGGTTCAGAATGACAACGCGGTTATCATCTCGTGTCTCGGAAATTGTAGCGTCATAGCCCAAGAGCAACGGAATTACTGTCCGTCCGTTAACTGATCCTCCGTCAAACTTTGCTGGGTCGGTTGAATCAACAATCGCCGAATCTAACGCTTCCAACAAATCGGCCTGAGATGGGTCGTTCACGAGGCTGCGCCTCAGGGCGATCAGAGGGTTCGCTTCTCCTCCTGCACCAACATCCTCACCTAGAGTTTCCAACCGGTATTCTTCAGCCATTCGTGTTGCAGCAGAAATTTGCATTACTTTCGCGCCGGGGTTTAGCGCGCCACGGATAACAGAAGCATCTGATACGCCTTCGATGTAGCCGTCGGCCTCGTGATGTCCGCCACCCAGTCGGGTGGGGCTTGTTCCTTCGATAGCGAAATAGAGCCCAGCACCGTCAATGCCGCCTCCGGTGAGGAATTCTTCTGACGAATCAAGGGTTGCGCGTTGCATGTTGTTGGTAGCACCACGTGAGATCGGCATAAGTCCACGGGTGGCTAGAAGAAGATCCATTTCTGCTTCATTTACAGTCATTGCTGGCGCGTCATAACCTCTGCTTCTAATGAGCGCTTCGGTAAGTCGCGCTCCGACCAAGCCTCCGGACTCTCGCCATATTTCATTGACGTCCCAGTCTGCGGGGGGTGGGTTAAGGGCGTAAACATCATTCATCCAGTTGCCGATCCCCTCCTTGATGATAGGGGTTCGTTCCTGAATGAGGCCAAGCCATTTGGTGATGTTTTCGTTCTCGAGTAGGAGCGTGCGCAACTCATCACGGTGTTCTGGCAAGGTGAGGTCGGCAGCGGGAGCGACAGTCTGTTCTGCGATTCGCTGGACCTCTTTGGGGTCACGAACAATGCCTTGCTGTGGGGCGTGTTGTCTGGGATCGATTTTGGCCGCTTGTGTGGTTGTGGCTTTTCCAACTGGTGCAGTTCTATCAATTTCTTCTGTCAGACGGTCAGCGGTAACCATTTCGTATCTAGCCAGTTCATTGATTACTGACTCAAGTTCTTGCCTGCGTGTTTCCACTTCGGATCGACGATTTTCTCGCTCGGTGATAGTTGCTTGGCGCTGATTGAATTCGGTTGTAAAAATCGTTGAATCTGCAAGGATCTCATCGAGACGTTCGCGTGCTTGCGCAGCGGTGTACTGAGGCGGCGTTTCTGGAACTTCTTCTGGACCGTCAGAGAATGGGTCGTTTGCTGTAGGCCTTCTTGGTGGTGGTGCGCTTGGCCTTCTTGGTGGTGGACCACCAAATGGGTCATTCGTATCAGTGACTTGATCAGGTGTCCTCCGTTGCATGATGTCAAACCGGAAGGCGTCAAGTTCTCGCATCTGCTCGGATGCCGCGAGCAGTTCCCCAACGCGTTGCTTCTGTTCGTCAGAAAGCGGCATATCGCCCAGTTGCTCGCGTACTCTGTTGGCAATATATGAAGGAATGCTGTCAGTGATGTCTTCCGCATATTTGCGTGGTTCACCAGTGAGAAGATCAGGAGTTTCTATATCGCCAATAATGTCTCGCAACTCTTCTGCCACGATGCTCACGTGGTTATTAGGGTTTCTTGAATCTGGTTGCGTAAGGGTTCGCAGTTCGTCGGCCAATTTGTTGATGTCGTCATCAGATTCAATGTCAAAAATTGGTTTCGACTGTGCGAGAATCGAACGCCCAGTTTGAGAGCGAAGCCCTCCACCGGAGATAGGTGCGAACGGATCATTCGCGGAGAATGGGTCGTTGGGTGTGGACGGAAGAGCAGGAGTATCGGCCGTGCGACCCCTATCAAAAATGTCCCCAACACGATCACCAAGGTCAAGTTCACGCACACGTTCAGCGGCGGCGCTTGCGATTTCCCTAGCACGATCGGCTGCGTCTGAGTTGATGGCTCGCTGCGCTTGTTCACCAATTGCGTTCGTCACCGCATCAGGAAGTCCTTCTGGTGCAACGGTGTCTGCGGCGCGCAAGATTGCGTTGGCTTGGCTGTCGGTGATCCAACCTTGTTCGCGTGCTTTGCGAACACCAAAATCGATTCCTTCACGGCTTCCGCGTCGAGCGAGAACCAATCCGACGCCGGCCGGTCCGGAAGTTCCGAAGGCAGCAGCAAGTTCACCGACAAAGCGGATGTTCTCAATGTCGTCTGTCTCAAGTCCGGCCCGACGAAGCAAATTTTCTGCTCGGTCCGATTGAAGAACGTTCATGCCAACTCTTTGTATGCCGCGATTCTGAACTTGACGACGGGAAAGTTTGGCTCCCAGACGGCCAATCTTCTCTGTTGCAAGCGCCGTTGCTCTTTCGCTTACTTCGTCGCGAATACGGTCGGTGACAACAGTCCGTGCTCGGTCAACCACACCGCCAAATGGGTCATCACTAAAGGGGTCAACGACATTGATTGGGGCGTCTCGGCGTGGTGAAGAGGTTGCTGAACGAAGACCAACACCAGATCGAATTTGTTTGGCAATGTCTTCTGCGCGCTCGGCGATTTCTCCCTCAAGGCGTACACGCAGGATGTCGTCGGCACGCTTGGATGCTTCGATGCGGCCAATACCCGGTGTTTCTACCGATACCGAAGCACCATCAAGGACGTTAATGCCCTTATCGTTGGTGAAAGTTGTGCTGATACCGACTCTTGCGAAACGGTCTGCCTGTTCCCGTGCTGCTTTGTTCATTCGTAGCAAGTCGGCTGATTCGAGGTCGAGGCGGCCGCTTTGAGCGAACTCAAACACGGTGTCTACTTCAGTTTGAGAGAGACCGGCAAGACCGAGCCTCTTGCGGAGTTCGCTGTTGTTCGCGCCGACTTCTGCTGGTGCTAGGAATTGACGTTTGTAGTTCAGTGAAGCACTACCGATTCGAACATTTTCTAGTTCTTCGCCGTTGAATCCGCCTGCGATAAATGCATCTGCGTCTACTCGTCCACGGATAGTTCGATCTCTGACGTCTACGCTGAGGCCAGCGTCAAGGGAAAGGGTGTCCATCGGGGTTCTGATTCCCGAGTAGTCACCGGTCAGGTCTGCGTGCAAGAAGTCCAATGCTGCGCCTGTGGTTGCGGTGTCGTCAATAGGTCCGCCAAATCGACGTGTCAGGAGTGCTTGACGGACACGCGCTGGATCGTCGTCGTGAATCATGACGCCAAACGCGATTTGACCTCGTGCATCACCAATTCCGTATCCGGTTCGGCGAGCGACATCGGCACGAAGAACCAATTCGACATCTCCGGTTAGGACTTTGCCGAGTGGCGACTCAGTTACCCGATCGAAGAACTCCGAGTCTCGAATAGCGGCGTAACCCTTGATGTTGTCCAAGTAGCGTTGAATGGCGCTGTCATCGTCAGCGTGCAGCAGATTGCCGAAGAGTGGACGAATTCCATCATCTGGAGTGAACCCTTGCATGGCATCTTCAGCATCAAGGAACGGATCCCACTGAGAACCGCGTGGCGGGATGAGGCCACGTGAGTCCCCTGTGTCAATGATGCTCTGAAGGCCGTCCATGTCGGTCCGGTATCGTGGGCGTGAATCGAAACCGTTGTGGTACTCCATTACAGCGCGTTCAATACGCGCACCGATTTCGCTTTGGCGGGCGGTCTCTAGGAATTCTCTGACTTCATCAGTTGCTTCCAATGCTCGACCAAATCGCCCAGTTGTTGGTCGGCCACGGAGATCTTCGATAGTTTCGAGCGCACGTCCGTAAGCCTCTTCTGCTTGGGCACGGGTGAATGGTGGACGTTCACCGGGTCTTACAGAGCCCCAGATGCGTTCGATATCTCTGTCGGTTACGCGGAATGGGTTTGCTCCACGTTGCCGAATTTCTTCGACAATCGCCGCATTGCGCCGCTCCATACGTTGTGCGGTGGCCGGGTCGCTGGATCGCGTGGCTCGACGAATCTTTTCCTTTTTCTGGACGTACTTCTGCGCCCGTTTCTGAACTGTTCTTACAGCATCGCGAACGTCGTCTATGTCGGAACTTCCATCAAGACTGTCGATGAGGCGACGAGCAACGGTGTCGGCATCATCTTGGCTGCGGGGAACTAGCGTGACAGTTCCATCTGGGTTAACAGAACGGACTTCGTATTCTCCGCCGGGAATCTCAACCTGATCGGGCTCGTTGTTCGCCGGGTTTTGTTTTTCGATGCCTTTTGTTCCCTTAGGTAGAACAAAGTTGACTTTCCGTTTTCCTTCGTCAGCCGAAAGGTCTTGTTCTTGATCAGCATCCATGCGGCGATCAAGTGTTTTGAATCCTTTGAATCGGATGGCATCGCCGACCTCGAGATCCCCAACATCGTCGATTTCTCCTGTTGCTGCGATGTCCTCAGCAAGTACTTCGCGGTCAATGATTTGCTGTTTCTTAACCGTCAGGTTTTCAATGTCGAGAGCGGTTTTGCCACTTCTCAGTTGTTCGACAACGTCATTGCCGTTCTGGATTTCGACGACTTCGCTTCTTGGATCAAAAAGGTCTCTTTCGGCGTCGGGAAGACTGCGATTGAGACTTGAGATGCGTGAATTGATGGCATCGATATGTTCCTGTTTTCCGCCAAGGTCAGGAATGAACGGGTTTGGATCTTCAATCGGGGTGCGGCTAATTGTGTCCCACGTTCCATTGGGATCCGGCTGGAACACTTGCATTGCTGAACTTGTCGGCGGCGGCCAGATAACTCCTTGCGGATCAGGGCGTTCCGGTGTTCTGGGGTCAACGTCGTCCATCCATGACACGAGCCGGTCGAGTTCTGGATCCATGAGGACACCCATATCTCGAAGCGCGCGCAATTCTGTCATGCCTTCGAGCATCATCAATGCCGACTGTCCTCGTTTGGCATCATCATTCAAGTTGAAGAAATTTTGAACTTCGTCTTGGTAATACCTTCCCGCCATGATGTGAAGCATTGTTCCTTCGAACGTCTCAAGCGACGTCGGTGGGAAGCCATCGGCGAGGTACTTTTCTGGGATAAGACGTTGAACCTGACTCGTCACCACATCAACCCATTGCTGGTTAGTCCACTGATCGGGAGAAACGTCGAGCCGTTCAATTTGACCTGAAGTTGAGTTGACTAAGTAGGTGGAGCCTGTTTTGGCGTGGGTGTCCAAGACGGCATTTTTAATGAACTGGTACTGGCGGGCGTGACCAAGTTCATGTTTTGCGATATGCACACCCTTTGCTTCGATTGAGCCGTGGCGTGCGGTAGAAAGGTCTTGAGCGTAAACATTTCGCCACCGTTCAAGATCGACGGTGTTCTGCATCAGGTTTCCGATTTCGGCCCACTGTTCGGCTTCCGAAGTGAATGAGCGAGACACATCGTTGGGATCGATATCGAATAAGAGGATGCGGCCGTCAGAAGTGTAATTTGCTAGTCCGTTTTGGATTGCTGGTTTCAGAGCCACTGCTGCCGCGTTGAAGTCAATATTCAGAGCGAACCCATCTCTGGGGTGGAAACCTGCCGGGCTGCATTCTCCATCTACTCGCCAATAGTCATCAAACGCCTCGCCATCACGGATTTGCGTTCGGCCTAGCGTCTTTACTTGACGCATGATTTCCGGGGATTCTTGATACTCCTGAAGAATCGCCTTTAAGAAGCCACGCTCTGCTGCCAGATGGCGGGTAACCATTTCGTCAATGAGGGCTCTGGCTTCGGGGTCTCCATCTCGGTACCTTTGGCGCATTGGGCCGTCCGACACCCAGTTGTCAAACATTGAGATGTATTGGCTACGAACGTCGGCAGTGTGATCTGCTGCTGCTTGAGGAGTGCGACCCTTTGGGTCGGCAAGCATGTTTTTGTTCCACGAACCCCAGCCTTCCGGTCCGGAAAAAATCCCTGAGAAGTCAAGGTCTTGCCATTCATCGGCGGCCAGCGTTGCCAGCGCGGTCCACATGTCGGCATTGTCTGTGGTGTCGCGAGTCGTTCCAAGTCGTGTTTGGAGGGCATCAATTGCGGTGTCCATTCGGGATTGAACTTCTTGGACGCGTTCTTTTGGCGCAACACTTCCAGCAGCCCGAACCATGTTTCGGATGTTTTGCCTGTATTGAGGGGTTAGGTCGTCTGGCCCGACACCGTATATGCCCATGCTTTCAAGCAGTTGGATTTGTTCTCCGAGTTCAACATATTTGTCGAACCACCGACGCATCGCTCCAATGAGTCGACGCGAGGAGAGTGCTGGTTTGAAACAGTTTGTACCAAATTCATCGGTGAACTGGTTGGCTGCCGGGGTTCCGGGCGGGCATCGGAATTTCCCGTTTGCGTCAGTTAGTACTCCAACTGCCCCAGCCGCACGTGAGGACAAATTCCCTCCGGGAACAATCTGGTTCAGTTTTCTGCCGAGTCCTTTTACTTCGACATCGACACCGGAATCCTCTACTCGTTGACCTGTTCTTGGGTCAGCACGAAAACTCCTGACGCGAACTTTGGGTCGGCGCTTCTTCCAATCCAACAGTTCACGCATTTGTTTGCGTGTTTCCTCTTCGGATTTTTTCTCAGGAGCAGGAATCCAACCAAAGTTTGGTTCGTTGCCAGTTGTGAGGTCGCGTGGGGTTACATGCAGTTTGAGTACGTCGCCACGGCCACGTTTGCCGTTAGGCGCATAGCGAAGTTCGGGGAGTTGTTCTTCAACTCCCGTACCAGAAGTGCGCTTCTCAGAATCTTTTTTATCTTTTTTGGGAAGATCCTGATTTAACGCTTTTACAGAGATGTTTGGGTCAAGGCTCTCTTGGGAAGCAAGTACCGCACTCTTTATCCGAAAGAGAGCACCAATGGTTTCGTAATCACGTCGATAGGTGTTGACGCGATCAGAAAGTATTACTCGTTCGGCCCGGATGTTGGCCATAGTGGGCCACTCTTTCCCAGCCTTCAGGAGTTCCCGTCGTTGCTGTCGTCCTCGTTCATGAGCATTTCAAACTCGACCAGCGAACGCATGAAACTTGCGTCGTTGATGTCGTTCACCTCGGCGTCTTCTTTCTTGGCGGATGTCCAAGCAGCAGGAATCATCTCTTCCTTACCCATTTCTCGGGCGCGCTTAATGATGTGCTTCTTGGCTTTCTCCTTGTCGACGGCGCGGCCATGGGCCATGATTGCGTTGCGCAGATCGTCAACATTGGAAATTGGGAAAGAACCATCAGGAAGCGCAAGACCTTCTTTGGCCATTTCCTCTCGCTGGGATTCATTAAACGCACGCTTGAGGGCGATTTCTGCCGCTTCGGCTTCAATCTCTTCCGCCTCGTCCGGTTCGTAAGTGTCGAAACCAAGCACTTCTCCGTCTAGAGCGACGAATACGTCATATGACTTGCCATCAATACCGTCGACCTCTACTGCGTAAACGTCAAAGCCTTCGAAGGTGTCAGGCTCCACAGCGGTAACGATGCCTTCAACCCCTTCGATTGATTTGACGGCAATTTCGGCAGCGACGTTGAAATCGATTAGTTCGGTGTCAGCGGTCAGCGATTTCTGCTCAAACACAGAGTCGTCGAGACGATGGAAGCCGAGGGTTTCGCCAGTGGATCCCTCCATGAACACTTCGATGGCGTGTCCGTCCTTAACTTCAAGGTCAATGACGTAGATGTCGCTGTCCTGCGAGTATCCGGAATCAATGACGGTACCGTTGAACTCTGCTTCGGCCTTGCCTTCGATTTCGATGAGACCGGGCATGCCTTTTTCGGCGATACATCCACCCGGGCAGTCGTCACAGACGGATGCGCTTCCCGGGTACACCTTGCGCTCGACGGCGCAGAGGAAGCCGGTCTGACCAAGGTCGGCAGATTTGCGCCCCATGGTCTGGAGGCGGCGCTTGCGAGCGTCACCCATCCAGCCTTTTTCCTCTTCGTCGTCCTCTTCCTCGTCTTCGTCTTCTTCTTCTTCCATCTCGGCATCAGAATCAGGGGTGGGCTCATCATCGGCAGGAGTGGCCTCTTCGGCTGGGGCGGCCTCTGCGGGGGCAACGTCGTCCTCTTCTTCGTCTTCGTCTTCTTCGTCTTCTTCTTCATCCATCTGTGGAGCGTTGCCAACAGCCTTCATCTCGGCGTCATCATCCGATTCCTCGTCGGACTCTTCCTCGTCCTCGTCCTCGTCTTCATCGGTAGCAACGGCGGCGAGTGCCTTTTCGATAATTTCGTCGTCTTCGTCGATTTCATCGTAGGACTTGGCCTCGAGATCTTCGGAGTCGGCATCGTCATCTTTTACTTCAACTGCCATGGCTCCACACTTGCCGCACATCTTCGCGCCAGTTTTGTAGCCGCAGTCGTCTCCACCATGGCCTTTGGCGCAGTTCATCATCTTGCCCTCGGCATCGATCTTGATGACTGCTTTCTCTTCTTGTTCCATGTTGGTAGGCTCCTTGTACTGCATGTTATTCAGTAAACATCTCTTAGAGATGCTACAACCACTACATGGCATCATAGCCTGTTTGCCTGTGACCATGCAGAGGTATTTAAACTGTTTTTTCGTGAGGACCGTTTGTCAAATTGTACCCCAAAATTGGCTTATTCTGTGGAGTACTTATTGACGTTCTACTGATTCGGGATATTTACTTGTCGTCCTTGACTGTTCGTTCGTGCTTGGGTTCGTGACGAAACCTCCGAGGTCGTCTTGCTGATGAATGTCCCCATTGCGGCAGCCGAGATAATTTCGACAAATTGTGCATACAGGTCCACCCTAGATCCGCCTGTTTCCATTTGTCGGTCAAGGGCAAACATCATCGCGTCCAAAATCTCATCGGCTTCGTCTGCCGTCACCCAAAGTGCGCCGGCGTTGGTTCGACGATCCGAGACTTTGCCTGAATCTTGACGACGCATAATTCGCTGAAGTAGTTCAAGCCCCTTAACCGTTCGTGAATCGTTGGCGTTACGTGCTTCTCTGATTTCTTTTGCCAGAGAATCTTCGATTGCCTTGAAGAATGTCGCTTCCTCATTGATTACGGTTCGTCCAGCCTGTTGACTGCGTAGCCCTTGGCTTCTGCGTGCTTCTGCGTATTCTTGGACGGTTGGGGAAGGCTTGTATGAGGTAAATGATCGCATTCCGCCTTCGGAAAGGAATCGTGCGGCGGAGCGGCCGGTGGTGGCGACATCTTCTTCACCTTCGCCGCCAATTCGGACCGCCGCTGAACTGTCACCCTTGCTGATATTCGGGTCAAGCCTATATCTGTCAATCAGATCGCCCATATCTGCGCGAAGAACCTGAGCATTTTGGACACTGTTTGATTCGGTTGCAGTAAGATCTGCTCCGGATGCTTCTTCTAGGTAGTCGTCAAGGGTTGCAGCGATGGATTCTGCTTGAGACAGGGTTAACTCATCGCTATCTTCCAAAATGTCGGTAAGTGACGCCCAAATATCTCTATGGGACTCATCGTTGGGGTCCAAACCACGTTCTTCGTCTCTCTCGAACTGCTTGTCAATATTTGACGAAATACGGGCAACTCGGTTGCCGATTTTCGTGACTTCCTGCTGACGCTGCTTCTTGGCTTGTTCAGCGGTTGTAGCAACTGGAGCAGGTCGAGCAGCAGGGCGCTCAGTTGGTTTGCTTACCCTGACGTTCGCCAGCGCTTCCCGACGCTGAGCCCGACGTCGAGCACGCTCGCTTTCCTGATCTGAGCGGAGAGACTCCAGCACCAGTTCTTTTCTCAAACGGTTGAAGTCAACTTCTCGAAGACCGGTCTTAGAAGGGTGCAAATTCGTAAGAAGTTCGTCAAACCTCTCATCGGCAGTCAACTGATCCCAATTGTCAGGTTTTACTTCCGAGAACGGTTTGCCCTTGAATTTCTTCTCATCACCAGCGCCAACCGGCCTACCTCGCTGTGCTCGCTTGCCGGTGTCACGCGTTTCATTGATGCTTCCACCGCCAGTTGCTGAACGCATGCCACCGCCAAAATCGTTGCGGAGCATCATCCACCCCTTGGGGGACACATCATCTTCTTTCAGACCAACGAAGCGTCTACGCAGCATGTCATCTGCGTCGTTTTGCCCCCACTCCAACAAATCTGCTCTTTGGCGCTTAGTCAGACCAGCGGGTTTTGGTCTTCCATCGAATCCACCCTCAGCCTTTGGCGTTTTCCATTTTCCATCTTCAGACATTGCCGCCAAGTTGATCGCGTCACGGACGTGTCGGAGGTCTCCAAGATCCAAATCCCGGTTGGCGGCATCTGCGAACTCGTTGAAAATCTCCTCATGCTGATCTCGCGAAATATTGGGCGATTTACCGGAAAGCCACTCGTCCATCTTCTCGAAAGCATCAGGATTTTGTGTTGATGACCTGAGACCAGCGATGGTGCGACGAGCATCGCCACGTTGATCATCGTTGAGCATGACCTGAACGCCCGTTTCCGGGATGTTGATGATGCTGCGCTTTCCAAGTCCATGAATGTCCCTTGCGGCGTCGCTGTCAGCAACGGGTTCAGATTTTGGAATACTGCGCTTGCGGACGATTGTCATCCCTTCGGTGGCACGCTCGTAAGTCTTTGTCTTGCGGAACTTTCCAAGCATCTCACGAAACTTGTCTTCGTCGTACCCCGTGTTTAGTGAGTCAGCGTTCAGGAAACCTTGCTTAAGCAGATCTCGTCCCCGCTCCCTAGATTCAACAGGTCCACTTGAAAGTTCTTCGAGTTCATCTACGAGGTCTTTGAGTTGATCGCGCATCTCCTTGACCTCGTCGTAATCTTCAAGAAGGTAGCCCATTTGAGGAATCTGTTGCTCAAGTTCTTCTCGGTCGTCAATCAAATCAGTGAGTAGCCTGCGGGTTGCGTCGGCACGGTCATCGGATTCAGCAAGATCTTTGAATTGCCCTGTAGAAATCTCCATGCCGTCAAGTTCTTTCTTGATTCGGTCAAGAGCGGTTTCTACGTCTTCTTCCATGTCGGTGATTGCGAGCGAGATGTTCCCCATGTCCTCAGTTGTTTCCTCAACGAAATCTCGAGCGCGAGAAATTGACATTTGCGCTTCGTCCGCTTCGAGGAGGTCTTGGCTGAATCGTGTACTGGCGATGATGTCTGCTAGGTCGTCGATTTCGTCGCTATCGATCTTCAGCAGATCTTGAAGTTCTTCCATGACATCTTCTTCACGGATGTCCTGACCGGTGCGAACTGAAGTGACGGTCGCAATCTGCTGCGCTGCAAGCATCGCATCCAGTTTTGGATATTTCTCGTACAGTTCGGCCCTCAGTTCCTTTGCTTTTTCGAACTGTTTCTGTACCGCCTCGTTGAATTCTTCTGAACGCATTTTCGCCATATCGTCGCGTTTCATCCCGTCGAATCCGGCGGAACTTGTGGCGCTCCTAAGGGCGCGAGCGACATTGGGTGTGGCTGGACGCTCGAAGGGGGTGCCCTCCTGAACGAGACCGTCCTCGTCACCATCTACAGCGTTGGGGTCGAAACTTTGAGCGCGACCCCTCAGACTTTTTTTTCGGTCTCCCCGAAGATCGATTTGGAAGCAACCGCAATGGCATTCAAGAAGTCGTCAGAAGCCTCTGACAGAACTTCAATTCCATCTTCAGTAACTTCGACGTCAACTTTGTAGTAATCGAAGATTGGGTCGAATGCAGATTTCACGTTGAAGGCATCTTCCATGTCGCATTCGATGATGAAGCGAACAGCATCTTCCTTCATTTCGACATCTTCAGATTCATCAAGCCACTCCATCATTTGATCGATTGCGCTTTTCTCATCTTCTTCAAACTTCACGGTTACAGGGTTGTTGTACTCGCCTCGCCCTTCACCTTGAGGCTTTACTTCAACCGGCATTGACGGCATTTGTGATGGGACGACGACGCGTGGCTTCCGTGGGCGCCACATCATCGCTGGCTCGACGCGCTCTGGCTTGCCAAACATGTATTGCTGGGTTTCAGTGTCCCAGTGGTATGGAAGGCGGTAAAACTTCTTAGTACCATCTGGCTTGCTCTTAGCAAAGACAGCCAAGTTTTCCGTCGCCTCAATGAGTTTGATCGGCATCTGGGTTCGTGAAGCAATTTCCATTTCAAGGGCGTTTCGCTTCTCCGCATTGAGGGATTGCGCTTCGCCTTCTGCGAAAATGTCACGGCGGGGGCTTTCTGGGGCTCTGCGTGGAACCATACGCATCATGTAGTGGCCCTTTTCGTCGACCTCGTCGATTTCAATATCGTTAATAGAGAATCCCTCGTCAGTTTCGAGCGTTTTGAACTCGGGGTTATCCTCGGCGAAGAAGTTCTCAAAGACCGTATAGTCGATTTGCTCCTCGTCCCAATCAGCATCTTTTTTCTTCGCATTCTCGTAGCGTTCAAGGAGTCGACGTCCTTTTGCGGCGAGTTTGGCTGCGTCACTGCGGTTTTGTGGAACTGGTTCGCCCCATGCAGCCGCTGAAAGTGCGAGGCGAGTCGGCTTGCCGTCCGGCTTTTTCATTGGCCCGGATGGGTTTGTGAAGAAGCGAGTCAGAAACGAGCCTTTCCGACGCATTTTTTGCGGCGTATCAGCAGGACCTTTAACGCCCGGCTTGAGGTTCGATCCTTCGGTCTGGTTGAAGTGACGTCGCCCAGCGGCGGTCAGCCCACCCTTGGGGTCGCGCAGTTTCTGCTTCGCTGCTTTTACGGAAATTGTTCCCGTCAACTGGTTTGCGCCATGAAGAACTGGGCTGACTTCGTAAAGTTCGACTTCTTTGAGAACATTCGCTTGCTTGGCGGGATCGAAAATGGCGTCGAGCGTTTTGTATCCGATTGACCATTCTTGCTCTAAACCGAAAAATTGGACATTTGCGAACGCTTCGCGTCCTTTTTCACTGTTGAGGTTGAACTGAACTTTTGCGTAAAGTCCACCGATTCCGGCACGTTTCATCTTTTCCGGAAGGCGGGGGTCGGTAGCCGGAACCTCATAGATTTCAAGCACTTTACCGATTGGGTCATTCCAGTTGTGTCCCCACACCACGCGTGGCTTGCGGCGCTTAAGGCTCGCGTTGAACGCTCCCGAGGCGCAAATATCGCCCACAGAGTCTTTGTTGCCAATTCCTGCAACGAAAGCCTCGACGATGCCTTTTGCCTGATTTACGGTCATCTGGCCGGCTGGCGCTGCTTTGATTTCGAGATCGGTAAGTTCGTTAGTGGGCATTTTTCGCTCCTTCGACACTAAATATAATAAACGAAGCGTAGTTGACGTAATGCAACTAATACGAGCAAAATAAAGGGTTTACGTAAACTGCGAGTTATTTACGTAAACTGCTACTTGGCCAATTTCCAAGCCCTGCGAGCCTCTGCGGTCGCAATCTCGTTAACCTTCTTGCCCATCAGATAGGCAAAATGCCCTGTAAGCGCAGAACGAAGCACTTTCAGGCGCAATTCACCGTCTGGAATGGCCATACACTTATTGATCTCAATATCCAAAAACGTGCGGGTATCAGAAACCACAGTTTTAATGCGACTGAGTGCAGCGTTGGCATGAACAACCATGTCGTCGTTATTTTCCGACTTCACATCAAAACCCTGCCCGTCCTTCATAATTGAGTTCAAGACAGGAAGAATGTCTTCTTCCAACTGCTTCGTCCAGACGTCTAATGGCATTACGCTGTCCGGATCGATTGTTCCCTCGGCAAGTGCTTTTCGCGCTTTCTGACCACTTACTTTTTCAAGCACAACTCGCTGCTGTCGCTCAACAAGCCTTTCAAGTGACCGCTCAAGGATTTGAGTCCAACGCTCAAGATCGGCATCTATGTCAGATTTGGTATTCACATTACCGAACGCCGGATCCGCCAACTGTCCTTCCGGTGGCTCAACGTTAGTTGTTTCCATCGGAGCCTGCTCAGCCGCCATAGCGCCCTGCATGGTGTTTGGATCAAGCGGTGCGGCGCCCGGCTGCTGCGGCGGCATTGCCGCTGGCGTTTCTCCCGGTTGTCCGGGCATCGCTCCCGGCATCGCTCCCGGCATTCCGGGGGCCCCTCCACCCATTTGCGCTTCTGGCCCGGGCATCGGTTTTTCTGTGTTTCCGACAGGCGTGAGGTTGGGATTCATCAACATGGAATCGGCAAGTTCTGATTCCACCTTTTTCCGACCGGTTGCCTCGCGGTATTCATTTGGGGTGATGAGACCTTGCTGGAGTTCATCGAGCAGGTATCTTTCCCGCTCCTGCTTGTAAATCACAAGGATCGGAACTTCAGAGGTGTCGAAGTCGACATAATGCTTCTCGTCTGCTTCGTCCAGCCCTCGAGCAAGATGCTCCAAGTGAGGCATCATCGTCTCAATCCAGAAAACTCGGATTTCCTCGGCAGCATTCGAGAATGTTCGACCCGCAGCATTACCGATGACCGATTCAGGCACGCCGAAGGAGGCGAGAATCTCTTCTTTCGTGATTTGCCGCATCTGAATGTAAGCAGCATCGCGGGGGCTCGACGAGGTGTCGACGTAGTCAACACCATCATCAGCGGCGATTACCGTTGTTGCGCCGGTGCGTCCAAGATTTCCTCGGAAACGATTACGTAGTTCATCTTTATCATCCTCGTCGATTTCTCCCTTGAGAACAAGGAGACCACCCGGTCGGCCATCGTTGATGAGATAGTTGCGGTTATAAAGTTTCGCAAGGTTTTCGATTTCGATCGCGATACCTGCTGATTCCATTGGAGTCATCGACAGGTATGGGTCAATGGGGTGCGGACGGCGAATCCAAATGACATCATCTGGCTTCATGATGATTTTCTCGCCGTTAGGCATGAGCACTTCATAGCCAGCAACGAAGCGCCTCGGGTCAGGAATTGGTGACGTGTACTGAGGGGGAAGCAAGTTCAGCCCGATAATTCGACCATCGCGCCCCCTAATCTTCTCAATGAAAGCACCTCGTGTGCTCATCAGAAGTTGGGCGGAAAGCCTGTAACGGAAGATGAAGGAGTTTTCGCCTTCGTTCGCCTTCGTGTTCAGGATGTCGAGAATGCTGCCGTTTCCAAGATTCTTTTTGGTAACGATCTTTCCTTCGGGATCATTGTTTTGCCGAAGAATTACTGGTAGTCGCGCTTGGTTGCCGGCAATCGCGTCGATGCATCGCGATACCCAGACAACTTTCTGCATCCCCTCTTTGTACGCACGTTCAATGTCCCAAGGGTCTCGGTAACCTTTTCCGGCGTAACTGGGGTTGTTGGCAATGGGCGCACCGACCGACACCCGTGCGGCTTTCGACTCAATGTTGTTGAGTGACTTCTTTTCAAAGGAGTTCCATGCCATGCTTATTCAAGTCCCAGCAGATAGCCGAATATGCCGCTTGTTACACCAGCAGCAATGAAACCCCATCCCGCCGAAGGGGCGACAAGAGCGACACCAATACTGGTAAACACTATAAATAATAGCATCAGAAGGTTGGCAACATTAACGCGGTTGACTTTTTCACGCATGCGTCGCCACTTCGTTTTTATCTGCTCGGCCATACTCACAACATAGCGCAACGTTGTCGTCTATTCTGGTAATAGCGCGAAAGGTCTCTCAGTGGAAGATTGGCAAAAGGTTTTAGATTATTTGCAGCCGAAGGAAGCGCTGTACTGTCCAGAGTCCGCATCGTTGACGCAAAAGGTCTTTTTGCGTACGTACGCTCTCGAGGCCCTGTTTGGCGGAGCGGCCGGTGGCGGTAAAAGTTCGGCCCTTTTGATGTCGGCACTTCAATATGTCGATGTGCCCGGGTATAGCGCAATCCTGTTTAGGCGCACCTACGCTGACCTTGCTTTGCCCGGAGCAATCATGGACCGTTTCCAATCTTGGATTGCTGCCGAAGATGACGTTCGGTGGAACGCCAATAACTACACGGCAGTTTTCCCGTCTGGCGCACGCATATCTTTCGGGTATTTGAACAATCAGCAGGACTATTTGCGTTATAAGGGTGCTGAATTTCAATTTATCGGAATGGACGAGGTCACCGAGATTCGCGAATCGGACTACCGCTACATGTTCTCGCGTTTGCGTCGTCCAGCAAACGGCCCCCTGTCCAAGGTGCCACTACGGATGAGGGCTGCTTCCAACCCGGCGCCCAACTGGGTGCGGCAACGATTCATTGTTGAAGGTCTCGAACACAACCGGATTTTCGTTCCGTCGAAGTTGACGGACAACCCGGGTATCGACGCTGCTTCCTACAGACAGACCCTTCAAGCGCTTGACCCTGTTGAGCGACGCCGGCTCGAAGAAGGTGATTGGTGGTCAACTACGCTTGGCAGTCTTTTTGAACGTGAAAATGTTGTTCTTCTCGATCAGCATGAGGTCCCTGAGATTTCATCTGCTGCCCGGGCTGTTCGATTCTGGGACTTGGCTGCCACCGAACCATCACAGTCCAACCCGGACCCTGACTGGACTGTGGGTACGTTGATGCTGTTCGATCAGGGCATCGCATACATCCTTGATGTAAAGAAAGCAAGGGTCAAGGGCGAGAAGGTTGAACAACTGATCGCTCAAACGGCGTACGAAGACGGAAGGCATGTTGCGATTCGCATGGAGCAAGAGCCGGGTTCATCAGGGAAGGCCCTTGTCGATCAGTATGCTCGATATGTGCTGTCTGGCTATGATTTTGCTGGAATCCGTTCGACTGGAGACAAGGTTACGCGCGCACGGCCATTTGCTGCTGCTGTTGCCAACGGCAACGTCAGATGTGTACGCGCCCCATGGTTAACAGAATGGCTTGATGAGTTATCGGCGTTCCCGGAGGCCGCGCCACATGATGACCAAGTCGACTCTGCTGTGGGGGCGTTCACACATTTAACAGGTTTGGGGTTGCCACAGCGAAAAAGAGTTGCTATCGTCGTATAACAACAACCACCCACACTTATTAAAGGGGAACAATGATTACTAACTTGATTGCTGATCTTCGGCGTCAAATCGCGGATCTCGATGATGCACTCGCGGAATATTTGTCCGATGAGGTCAATGTGGAAGATGCCGCAAATTTGATGCTCGAACTGAATCTTCTCAAGACGGATCTCTCGTACGTCTATTCTTCTGTCGAAGCACGAATGGGCGTCCTGATGCGAAACAATGAATTCATCAAGTTGCGTGACGGTGCTGAAATCGAACGCAAGATGTCATCGTCTCGCACAAAGTGGCGTCACAAGGACATTGCAAACGACGTCGTGCGTAGAATCGTTCAATCATCGATTGACATGGATACCGGCGAGGTTGTCATGTCTTCGGAGGATGTCGCCATGCGTATGTTGGACTTTGTTCAGCCTTCGTATTGGCGTGCATCAAAGTTGAATGAAATTGGAATCAACCCTGACAACTACTGCGAGTCAGAAGCAAAAACCAGCGTCATTGTCCGCAAGGGCAATATTGGAAAGGCGAAGTAATGGAATTGAATGACCTGTACGAACCGTTTCCCCGAGAGGTTGAACGGACCCTTAAAAAGGGTGGTGCGAACCTGACTTACATTCCCGTCAGTGAAGTCATCACTCGAATGAACAAGGTGTTTGGTGTAGAAAAGTGGAGTAGCCAGATCATCTCGTGCGCCCGAGACCAACTTGATCCTGACTTCATTGTCGCCCATGTTCGCATCGAAACCACCATTGACGGCACGTTGGTCTGGAAGGATGGCATTGGCGGTCAGAAGATTAAGCGCACCAAGAACGGAGACATTGTTGATCTTGGTGACGAGTTCAAGGGCGCCGTTTCGGACGCTCTCAAGAAGGCCGCTCAACAGTTCGGTATCGGCCTCTACCTCGCACGAACCGACGAGGCTTTGGCCATTGACGAGGAGGCTTCCAAGCCTGTCGTTAGTGAAGAAATCATCGCACTGTGGACTTCTTTCATTAGCCACACTAAGGAATTGAATGCCGATCAGAAGGCTGAACTTGGACAGGTATGGTCGGAGTATGCCGACGGCGCCCCTAAGCCCACTTTGGAAACCGCGTCGGCTGTCGATCTGGAGTTTCTAATCGGTGAGTGCGTTCGCATTATGATGGGCGGGGAATGGGTTGAGCCTAATGGCGAGTAGTGATGTTCTAGTCCCCCCACCGCATTTATCGCCATCATCAATGGGCACGTTCAATCAGTGTCCGCAGAAGTTTCGGTTCTCAAAAATCGACATGATCCCAGACGAGCCAACGCAGGCGACGCTGATGGGTAACTTTGTGCATGAAACATTGGAATACTTCTACGTGCTCCCATCCGACGATAGGAATTTAGCGAACCTAAAGTCACTTGCTGCGAGCACGTGGGAGAACAGTGAATGGCTCGAACGCGTAACGCCTTGGATTGGTACTGATCCAGATGTCATCAGAATGTTCCGCTGGAACTCGTGGTGGTGTCTGGAGAACATCTTCAATGTCGAGAACCCTAAGCAAGTTGACGCAACCCACATTGAGTACGAGTTGAATGGCCAGATTAATGGTGTGACATTGAAGGGTTTCATCGACCGTTTAACCATCGGTGACACAAATGTTATTTCCGATTACAAAACCGGAAAAACTCCTGCAAAGCGATGGGTCGATGACAAATTTTTGCAACTGCGGATTTATGGGACGCTGATTGGTGAACTCGGAGTATGTGAACCTGATCAACTCGAACTGTTGTATTTGAAGGATGGGACTAAATATAAAGTTCCATTCACTGATCAGGATAGAAGCGATACAATTGAGTATGTAACTATCACGAAGCGTCTTATTGATGAGGCGTGTGAGACACATCAATTCGAAACTCGCACCTCACGGCTTTGCGATTGGTGCGCCTACAAAACAATTTGCCCTGCTTGGAGGTAGTGGTGATTCCGGACGAAATTTTTGCACAAATGGTGGCTGAAGAAGTCAAAAATAAACTGTCGCCAGATCAAAGACAGACATTAATGAAGCAAGAGAACTGGGACAAGTGGAGACGGGCCCTT